CAGACGGTTTGCCTAAGTCAATTCAGCAGACATTGTATCGGTATAAGGCGTGGAGTAATGGGGTATGAGGTTCGACTATTCAGATAGAGTGAACGTCGAACGGAGCGCGTTGGCAGAGGACGCTTACGGCACGACACAAGTAAGGACGTGGGCCGTATTACATCGGCACTTGCCCTGCTACATCTCGATGATTTCCGGGGCCGAGGCAATTGCATACAACACGGCTCAAGCGACGGTAAGTCACATGATGTCATGCGCGTGGATTCAGATTCGCACGTCGGATAGAATCATATGGGGCGATAAGAAATTAAACGTCGTGGCGGTATTCGATAATCGCGGCGTGCGCGGAGCCGGTAGGTCGCTGAAACTTGTGTTGTCAGAGGTCAAAGGGCGGGGTGAATAATGCCGGTGACTAGCTGGTTCAAACCGGGCGGCGCATTGAAAAGCATCGCACACGAACAGCAACGCCGGATGAATAAGGCCGCGCACACGTTGGCGATAGAGGTCAAGCAGTCGTTTCAGAAAGCCGGAACGCTGAAAAACAAACGCACGGGCAAGTCTCGATATACTCGCACATCGTCGGGCGGGCAAAAGGCAACGCTTCATAAGCCGAGCGAACCGGGCGAAACTCCGGCGATTCAAACAGGCACCTTGCGGCGGTCGATTATCGCGGACATCCTGAAAGACGGCGGCGAATACATCGGGCTTGTCGGGCCGATGGCAACCGTAGGCGGGCAGAGTTTGAAATATGCGAAGTGGCTAGAACTCGGCACGCGCAAGATGAAACCGCGTCCGTATCTTAGACCGGCAGTCGAGAAACTAAAACGGAAAATCTATAACATATTGGCACGTGGATAATGAAAGAAGTTCTACAAGCTATGATGGCGGCATGGAAAGCAGACGGGCCACTGTTGGCCGTATTGCCGCGATGGTATACAACCGAAGCCCCGGACGTCACACAGATGCCATATGCGGTGTGCTTCACGCTTATCGAAGTGCCGGAGTATATGTTCAATACGGCGCGCCCGATTGAGAACATGCCCTTACAGATTAGCGTGTTCGAACAGAGCATGAGTCCTGCAACGATAATGGACATCGACACGAAGTTGAAAGCGGTGTTCGATTTCGGGGCGTTGGTGGTTGCTGGACACACGCACGTGCGCACGCGGCGAATGGGAAGTTCGCTTATGCGCGAGGACGACGGGGTCAATCATTTATGGGTGCAGTACGATGTCATCGCCGAAAAAGATTAGCAAAGGAGCCGCTATGCCAGGCAACAAGGAAGACTGTGGAACGAAGCATCTGCGACTTGCGGCGGTTATCATTACCATCGTCGGGGCGATGACAGGCGTATCCGGCTTGCTTGTTGGGCGTATGCTGTGGGCGCACGACGCACGCTTGCGAGAAGTCGAGCAGTCAGACTCGGCGGTAGGCGAAAGATTACGCGGAATAGACAAAACGCTTATCCGCATCGAAGCGGGCGTGGAGTGCCTTACTACAAAGGTTGACAAGATTAACGAACGGGACGACAAGTCTCAATAGAGCGAGGAGATAGTTATGGCAGTGTTCACAGGACAGGGAGGCAACGTAACGTTTGCGGCGGGGTATGTTACCAACGTCAAGAGCTTTGAGGTTAACGTCCCGGTTGACATTCACGACTCGACGGTGTTCAACCCCGCAGTGACGTGGAAAAGCAAAACCGGTGGGCTGAAAGAGGGATCGGGTTCGTATGTCTGCTACCTCGATACGGCGGTTGCGATAGAGTTACCGGGCGTTACCGGTGTCGCGACGTTCCTCGAATCGGGCGCGAGAACAGTCACAGGCACGATATTGATTTCCAATGTCGCGCTTGGGGTTGATGTCGGCGGCGGGCTATCCGAGGTGACGTTTAGCTTCGAGTTCACCGGCGAGGTTGCATTCAACTAAGGGGTGAATCATGGCTGTATTCACTGGAGATATAGGAGCGTTCTACGCACCACGGCGGCAGTGTGTCCTTTGCGGTGCGGGGGTTGACGATGCAATAAGTATTGCCGACGATGCGCAACTGGAACTGATAGCAAACCAAGACATGACTTGGCAGATATTGTTTCGCGTGACGGCGACACCGGCGGCGGCCAGCGTTCTGTTGTACAAAGACGACGGGACGGATGGGTATCAGTTGTATATGGATAACGCGGGGTTGCTCATTTTTTCCATTAACATCGGGGGGTTTTTTTCGCCCGTTCCCAGCGTCAATCGGTATGATGATGGCGAGTGGCACATGGTTCAGTGTATCCGTGACGTGACGAATACGAAAGTATGGTTATACGTTGACGGCATAGCAGACCCCGTAGGCGGCTCGGCAGGCGACAATAGCGCGGCCCCCAGTGCTGTTGCTGTAACGCTGGGTGGCGATGCCGCCGCTGGTTGCACGGTTGACACCTACATCGGCGAAACGGTCTTCTGGCAAGACAAGGCATTGAGCGCGGCGGAATGTCTAGCGGCATGGAATGGCGGCGTGGCCCCGTGGGTTGAAACCGATTCCGAGATTACCGGGCTGTGGCAGATGCGCGAGGGCGCGGGCGCGACGGTAGCAGACTTGACGACCAACGCACGAAACGGCACGCTAATCAATACGGCGGCATGGGACACGGCGGGCGTGACCGTAACGGCTGAGGCGGTAGCTAACGGCGACGGCGCAACCGTTACATTCCCGTTAGACTTCACGAACGTCGATGATGTCGTGATGTATGTTGCGGCGGCGGTAGTTACTCAGTTCACCGTGACGGCGGCGGGTTCGGTGACATTTACAACTGCCCCGGCATTAGCGGCGGCGATTACAGCAGACTACACGCACGCGCTTCTAGGGCCGGAGGGGGGGTTCTACAAGTGGGAACTTTCGATAGACGCGCCGATTTATGACAAGACGGATTTCAACGCGGCGGGTTGGAAGGCCAAGGGCGCGTTCGCTAAGACGTGGACAGCGACAACCGAACGGCACTGGATATATCCGGGATTCGCATCCGAGGCGGGCGACACGATTCTATTGAAGCTCTACGAAGACGGGGCCACGGGCCGACGCTGGGAAGGCTGGGCGGTTGTCGATAACGTCGGCGACACGGTAGCGGTTGACGCACTGATAAACGAAGCGGGGTCTTACACAGGCACCGGCGTATTGACTTTCGAGGTTTAACCTTAACAGAGGGGCAAGGCATGACAGAGGCGATGGACATATTAGGGCAGTTGGATATTCTGCTCGACGAATCGACGGTAACGCTGAAGCTGAAAACCGGAACATACAAAGTTCGCAAGATGACAGTCGGCGACGTTGCCGCACTACAGAATCACATGAAGCAGGAGTTCAACCGACCTGTTAGCACAGAGGAGATTTTCTCTGAACTGCTCACCCCCGAAGGCGCGACGTTTATCCTATGGCGGCGGCTGAAAGAATCCGACCCGTCGCTAACGCTCGAAAAGGTTCGGGATGTAATTCCGGCCAGTGCGGACGCGGTTATGAAGCTCCTGAAAACGCTCGGATTGGAGGCGGCGGAAGGCAAAGAAAACCCTCCGAACCAACCGGGGGCGAGCGGATAACGCTGGACTTTGCCGTCGCGTGTCTGTGTCACAATCAGGGTTTCGGGTTCAGCCCCGCAGAGGTAAGCACCATGACATTCGACGGCTTACGCGAATGGATGAAACAAGGTAGCGCGATTATGAAAATGATGACCGGCGCAGAGAAAGAGGATACCCGCACAGTAGAAGAAAAGATACGTGACGCGGGTGCAAACGCAGGCATTAAACCTCCGAGGATGTTCTAATGACTGGTAGCAAGATAGGCGACCTATTCGTTCAGATACGCACGAAGGGTTTGAAGGCGAGCATGAAGGGGATCGCTGGGTTCGGCGCGGCGTTTGGCGGGGTTGCGGGGATCGTCACCGCTGGCACGCAGGTTATCATCGGGGCTGTTCGCAAAATGGCCACGGCGGTTTATGATGCGTTCAAGCAGTCGGTTATTTCCGTAGCCGGGTTTGAGTATCAGATGGCGAAGGTAGCAACTCTGATGGACAAAGAAAGCCTCCCGTTGCTCGGCAAGTTTAAGGACGAAGTTCTTGCTCTGTCCGACGAATTCGGGAAATCAACGGCAGATTTAACAGAAGGATTTTTCAAAGTCAAGTCCGCGTCAATCGCAGATGCAGATGCCATAACGGTTCTCCGAAATGCAACGATGTTAGCGACTGGCGGGTTTACATCCGTGAAGGACGCAACGGCGGCGACGATTGCCGTTATGAAGGCGTACAACATAGAGGCGTCCGAGGCCGGTGACGTTACCGATTTTCTGACAGTCACCGCGAAGCTTGGTATCATAGACATGACACAATTAGCATCTCGTATCGGGCTAGTCGCTGGACAGGCGGCAAGTACGGGTATGTCGATGGAGGAACTCGGTGCTGCTATCAGCGCGATAACAGTCACGATCCCGATTGAGCAGGGTATAACCGGATTGCGTGCGGCATTGCGAGCGTTCACAGACTCGACACCCGACGCAATAAAGGCGGCTGGCAAGTTTGGCGTAGCAATGACCACCACCGCGTTAAGAACCGATGGCCTGCTGGGCGTGCTCACGCAGTTGAAAAAGGGGGGCGCAACTGCCGATGATATTGCCAAGATATTCACCGCAGAGGCACGTATGGCAATTACCCCGCTGTTCGACAATCTTAGCAGATTTGGAAGCAACGTGGCGGCACAATCTAGCAAAGCGGGGGCGGCGGCAGATGCTCTGTCTATCGCTATGGAAACGCTGGCGACACGGTGGAATCGGTTCAACGAGTCTGTGAACAATCTCAAGATACGTCTCGGCACGGAGTTCCTGGCGGATATGAAAGAGGGCGTCGATTGGCTGATAGGGAAACTGCCAGACATAAGCAAATGGATAAAAGCAACGTTGATTCCGGCCATTCAAGATGCGATTGAAACTATCAAGCTCAACATGCCGGAGATTCTGAGTTTTCTCGCCGAGGTGAAAACGTCACTCAGTTGGATAATCTATCTAGCGCGCAAAGCGGCAACCATAGCGGGGTGGGGCGCTAAAATTAAAGGCGCGATCATTCCCAAAGGCACGGCGGGCGACTTTATAAGAACGCTGAACATTATGGACCCCATCGAGCAACTTAGGGCCATTGTTCGCATCGCGGCTGACATAAAGGGCGGCACCCTCCGGGAGGCCAGTTTCAGCGGGCTGCAGAAAACCGTCGATAGTGTTGTAGCAAATAAGCTCGACGAAACCAACCGCTTATTGCAACGAAATGAAGGCCCGGAACGTGCGGCGGCATTTGGCCCGGAGGATATGTAACTATGGCGCAGACAGTAGACCTTACTAAAGACTTATGGCGAAGTCGAAGGATTACCAACGTAGGGGGCCTCGACGGGGCGGTGCTTGTCGAGGAAAGGATTTATGAGGTTCCCGATGATGACGTACAGTACTGGTGGACTTTAACCGGCGAAAAACACCCATGGATCGACAATCTTTACGTTACGCGAGTGGACGTTGACCGGCACGCAAGGGGTGAAAACGCGGAAGTGCGAGTAACCTTTTCGTCGTCGGGCGTCCTGTATGAATACTTTCGGCTTGGCAAGTATCAGGCGTCGGCCCGGTCTTCAGTAACCAGAGACGTTCGCGACCTAGTGTGCCCCAAGGGGGGGGAAACCGCCACCTTTGATTTATATCGGCCTCGTACGGCGATTAGATTATTGGGCTGGGAAAAAGAACCCAATACGGACCTTATAAACTTGATGGGGTGCATAAACGACGATCCGGTCCACTTCGTATTCTTGGACGCCCTTCCGTGGCAACTCATGACCACCGCCGTAGACGTTCGACAAGTGGGCCACAACCGATGGCGGCACGAAGTGGAGATTGTTTACAACGTCGGCCCGAAGCATGATGCCAATTACACCGCCCCCGGGTGGATGCGGATATGCCCGGAACACAGCGTCCCGCTTAAAAACTATCCGGCGGTACACTTCGACTTTTTAGAACAGCTAATCGTGGGGGTAGGATGAGCATCGGCAAATATGGGCGGGATGTAGAGACCAATCTTGTCCGCAAGTTGCAACAAGACGGGCAACGGGTTGGATCTACCCTTTCCAGCGAAGGCGTTGCGGTAACGACAGGGAGTAGCGGCACCGCGATTGGGCTTCTGGATATTCCGCCGCGTATCGTGCAGATAGTTACGAATGAATACGATCCTCTCAAGGCGGATACGGAAGGCAAATACACCGTCAAGGAAATCAATCAAGATTCGGTGTCTCAGCAGAAGAAAGACTTCTGGGTGAGGCATATTAATCTAGACCCCTCGCTTGCAATCGGCACGAAGGGTATCGCGATATACGGGACGGCGGGCCGTTGGGCTTTTTTTACTGAGGAGCACCCGATTGGGTATGGCGGGTGTTGCCGCTTGAGCGAGGCCGCGCCCGCTGTCACAAGCGCGGATACGTTGACAATGACAAACGCTAACGCGGGGCCGGGGGCGGGGCC